CACGACTTTGAGGTAACTGCTATTTCTAGCCAATCCCTCCGGATTGTCTTGTTTTAGTTAGTTTACCACCTCTAAATACCTTTCCTTTAGTTTTCACTGTACGGTCAGGCACGATAGTAATCTTCACCGACTTGGACTTAGGCTTTCTAGCCTTAATATCAGATCCGTAAGGACCTGAAGTAAGACCTGGGATAGGGTCAAGAAACCCTCTCATCAGTTGTCTAGCTAGAACTCTCTCTAATAAAGAGAATTGCCCTCGGTTAATAAGTCGTTCACGGAGTTTGGTATCCGCCATGATCTTACGCATCACGTTAAATGTAAAGGGATTATATAAAATAGGTAGCGTTGCTACAAATTTGAAATAATCTCCAAGATATTTATCGTGATGGAAAACACCTTTTTCATCATACCCAAGGTTAGCTGTTAGAAGCGGAATTCTTGTTAATATCCCATCAATGTAAGCCGCAAATTCACTAGGTGAATTCCCGGCAGCAAAGATGTTATGATATTTAACACCATATATCTCATTTTCCCGTATGATTCGAGGCAACCCTGCGTCAATAGCAGCGAAGTCCGACATAGCGGTATAAAGAGATGACATGGCAATCTCGTTTCTTAACAGTCTAGCTTTTATTCGCCATTCCGTAAGACGTTTAGTTAAATACTTATCTAAAAGATAAGCAAATAAATGAACACGTTTATCATTGATATTATCAAATTTGTTAAGGTCTTTAAACCCTGACATAGTTTGATCATCAATCGGAATCTTATTTATAGGGATCTTAGATAATGATAAATCTGGAGTCAATCCAGAAATATAATTAACCAGAGTTAAACCATTATAACTATTTTGTTGTAGTAGAACTCGATAAGCCTTTCTTCCAAAGGAAGTGAAAGTCCCTCTTATTAAACTAGACGATTCGTGTTTCCACGTTCGTCGAACAAAAAACATTCTAAAAAGATGATTAATCCCTTTAGGTATGAAATTTCTTCTTTGTAGTCTATAAGCGAACTCGGCCTTTCGGTCTAGGTTCTTCGCCTGAATAATTTCTTTTAAAGATGCGGGAGAATAATTCTCCCCTTTATTAGAAATTACTTGAGACGCAAAATTTGCAATAGTGGCTCCTCTATAGCTTTTAGGTATAGAAAGAACGATACCTAAATTATCACAAATGTGACAATAGGCATCGGCTAACTCTTTATTGGCAATCACAATATCATCACCAAGGACTCTATAATAATTATCCGGAACTCTTTGGTTAGGATTTACCAAATGATAAGCAAAGGCAATCAGACAATGATGCAATAACGCAAGGGCTGCCCAAGAGGATAATAATCCCATCGGTTGACCCCGAGTATACCGCACTGTACGACCCCCATACTTACTTATTCCTTCCTCCGTAAGAAGTTCTTTCGGAAGTAGGAAAGGTCTATCCATAATAGAACCCCAAGCTTTAGCAGCTTTTGGCCCTATCAGACCACCAAGAAGATCGATATAAAGTTCTTTTGGAATCATGTCTGTAGCACTCTTCAAATCAAAAGACCAGAATAGGGCTCCCTTATTCGCAAGAATAAAAGAGTCTAAACTAGCATCTTGATCAAAGGTACTATCAGACGGGAAAGTTCGAAGTAGATCGAAGATGTAATCATGAAGGGGTTTTAAAACCCATTGTGACCAACTATCACCGATAGCAAAAACTCTTATCTTCCCGGCAGCTTCATATTTAAGACAAAGACGTCCCAATTCAAAATCATCAAAAGCCTTTCGGTTTTTGGGAATGAAAGAATGTAAATGTGAGGGGAATAATATTCCATCCGCATTATTTATAAACTTTCTTAAGAATCGGTAATGTCCTATACCCTCTGCAAAGTCTATAATAGAAGATCTAAGATCTTTATATTTAGTTCTAAGCACAAGGTAGTCCGTATTTTTGAAACCCGTAGAAGGACCTCGTAAAACACCGTTAGATGAAGAAGACAATAAGAACAACTCCGGACCGGAGTAATACTTAATATCTTTCATCGTCAATCGAAGTTTACGAGCCCAAGAGTGAGCATAATCTTTAAACTGATCATACAGATAATTATCAGATAACCCCTCAAAACGAGGTGTTATAATTGATGAAATATCTGGAGACCCATAATCCATTCCCAACCCTTTATACGAATATAATATCGAGACTACAATATGGATAAAATCTATATTATTTTCTCTTATTAATCTTCGAAAATGAGCTGGTATGAAAGCTGGAAGTCCATTCGATAGTTTTACTAAAACTGCTTGGTCTTTAGTATTTCGAAGGGGTTTCCCCCCAAGAAAACTATTAACCGCGTAGAGTGAAACTTTAAGATAGTTAATAAACTTTTCGTTACCGAGTTTGGACCATAAATGGTACATTCTTAGTACGAAGATTCTTAAATATCTTTCGGAAGGAGCTAGAGATTTTCTTTTCAGAAAATAAAGGTAATCTAAATAAGATAAAAAGGTTAAACTAAAATTTCTTTTAGTTAAGTAAACCAGACCATCTTTTTTCGTAATATTACGACCCAAAACGAAGAAATTCAGAGATCTTACTTTGAATCCTCAATCGTTGGTGGTACAGACCCAGGTCTAGCTAACACGAGTAAAGACTCGTTATTAGAAAGACATGTTCTCATAAGAACCTGGTAATCTCTGTCATTAAGATAAAGAAGTGAATCAGGGTCATACGGATCTGCAACTACGAAAGGTCTTCTTTTCTGAAGCTCCCAATCAATTTTGGCGATTAACATTGTTAATCTGCTAGAATTTGAGTTGTTGTTCATTTCTGAGAGTTTGGTGCTAACTAACGCATCAGCTTGCGCCCGAGCTACCATCATAATAGGTAGTCCATCCAAACTATTATATTTACTAACTTCTTATAGTAATGACATAAGCTCTACGGCTTATAGAATGCTAACATTGGTTTTATTAAAACATATTAGTCCAGGGTCTCCCCCAAATTACTGTAAGGCAAAGGGTATAATTACCTCCCTTATAAGAGTCTCTAGTACGGTGCTAGATTTTCTGATAGCAAATAAAATTGTTAGTCTAACTTTTCCTAAAACATAGGTAGGTTGACGGGTTAGATTTACAGCCTAATTCCTTTCGGAATTCGACTGGGTCCAATCTTTATTTAGTAAAGAAGAAGACAGTAATATCTTCCCCTCCACTAAAGACAGGTTTTCGTGCCTTCAGTTAAAGTCAAGAACATAGATCAAAAGAGGTTTACTCTAATGAGCCTTAGCCCTTAACTCTCGCCTTTTAAGACAGAGTGACAGAGCCATAGTTTATTGGATCAATAACTTCCAAGTCCGCTATAGATATCAAACTGAAATAACATCGCCCTAAGGTGGATAAAACATCTGGGTTGAATGTTTGTGTTAGCTCTTTCGAG